GCGGCGAGAATTATCGCTTGTCGAACCACTTTGCTTTAACCTCGTTGAATCCGAAAAACGAGCCTCCGAGCCAGCCAACCACCAATAGCAGAATGCCAAAAAAAGTAGTACCGAGAGCGTGAGAAAGAAATTCCATATGTCCTCCATTATTTCGAGTTCATCCGATCAATTTTCAACGCCAACGCGGCGATGGCTTCAGTGTGCTTTTCATCTATTGCTTGACCGCGTATGACGGCTTTGGTTAGTTCCGCTGCGGTCACGGTCAATTGTTTTGTGTCCTCTGCAATCCGTGTCAAGACTGCATTCTTCTCGCCGATCGACGACACATAAAGACCCAAGGCAATCAGGATGCTGACCAGCTGCCCGACGAGCACAGTCGTTTGCAGCGGTGTCAAGTTTTTTTGCTGTTTAACTGGAGCCATTATGCGCACGCTCCGTCGATGGCGTTGGAGACGCAGAATGAGAATGCTTGCGCTCCGTCTGTTGCATTGATCGAAGCGTGCATCAGCACATAGGTTCCAGTGGCAATCGGCTGCAATGTGAAGCCAGTCGGAATGTTTGCGTGCGTAAGCCCCGGGCCGTCGTATGTCCCGCTGGTCTGCTGCAACGCCTCAATCGTGTTGTACGCAAATCCGATTGTCGTGGTCGAACTCGTAATTGCGCTGCCGCCCTTGGTCTGAAACTTCTGCACGGTGTCCGTGTATTGCTCGGCTTCTTGCCAGGTGTATTTCCAGCGTCGATTTGAGATCACGGTTGTGTTGCCTGTGATCTTTGCAAGAAAGACAGTCAGAACTCTCGGCGCGTTGCGCCTCAAGTTGTTCTGTTTTTTCTCGTTAACTTTGTCCGTGAGTTTCTTGAATCCTCGTTGCGAGAATGGGCCGAATGAACCATCAATGTTCGGCTTGAGATTCATTAGGTTGTCACCACTCCAAGCAAACTGAATGCTGAAGTTGTAGGGAATGGCTGTTTCCAGTAGACCTTTGAAGCCCGCCACGGATTGCTGACCGACACGGCAGTAGCGGGAGTTGGTTGGTCGGGAACCACGCTGCCGTCACCATTGCGAAGTGGAACCTGTTTCAAGTGATAAGTCACAGTGTCAAGCGTGAATGAGAAATTGACCTCGTATTGATTCGGGCCAATGCGGCTTGATGTCGCTCCGTCAAAGACTAGCGACCCGATCGGGCAAACAAGATTTTGAGTAGCGGTCGCACTATTTCCAAAAGTAAAAGCCACGCTATTTCTATTTCCTATTGTGTTGGCAAACAAGAGATAGTTTGGTCGACCAATCACGACATTGCGCACGCTGATATTTAGCACGCCTTGGATGCTCGAAATAGGATCGCCTGCGCTGTCGACTGGAGTACCGACAATATCTATGAGAGATGGAGCCGATTTCAAAGCGTCGCTTGCCGGTAGCGTTGCACCTGTTCTCCAAATATCATTGACATTTGCCTGCGCGCTGACTTCGATAGATGTGAATCCAACTTGTTTTTCTTGCTTGAGGTCTTGCGCTTCCACGGCGGTTCCGTCGATAGTCAAAGACTGTTCAAAACTGTGAGTGCCTGTCCAGTATTTGTCCAAGCCGTCGGGCACTGGACTATATGACGCGCTCGTGAACTCCATCAAAGTAGCCATCACTGTTTCAGTGCCTGCGCCAAAGACAAGCGTGCCCGCCGCAGAAGCGGCGGCTCTAATGGAGGCAACTGTCAAAGATGCGCCTGCGTCGTCAAAGATCAAATAAGCCGTAGACCCAGTCCACTTGCCGCGATCATAAGAACCAGTGCGACTCGTCTGTTGAAATACCAATGTCATGGAGTCGCTCCTATATTTTGATTGAGTTTGACAAGTTGAGCCAACATATTTTTGGTGTTGCTTTGCGTATCTTTAGCGGCCGCTAGTGCCTCTTTCGCCTTCTCAATTTCCTTTGATTTTGAGAAGTCGGACACGCCTTCGATCTTGATTGACCCGAGCGCGCTGCTGACGCTGGTCGCGCTTGCGTTTCGATTGGCTTGCGCGGACTCCAAGTCACCACTTGCGGCATTCACACCCATGTTTGCTTTTGATAGTTCCTCTTGGGTACTCAACATGTCTTTGACTGTGTCTGCGTGCGCTTTACCCGCTTCGACCAAATCCCATGCGGCGATGCCTTGATCAATCATTGAGGCGGTAATGCCATTTATGGATGCCAGCCTTTGAATTTCCACATCTCTGGCGGTCATGCCCAATCCGTTTGCCTTGTCAACCAATTTGTTGATTTCAGTTTGCGCCGCTTCTTCGTCATCGAAAAATTTTATGATTGCATTTTGTTCGTCTTGTAATTCTTTTTGGGTGTCTATTTGTTTCTGCAAATCTTCCTGATAGATTTTCATTTCAGCGTTGATTGCTTCTCGGTTTTTTAGTTGAGTTGCTTCAAATTTTGCAATGGCAGCATTCAACTTTTGCATACCAATTTTTGTTTTGTATTCATCTTGAAAAATTCTTCCATATTTGTCTTCCTCCATTGCATTTTCTTTTATGGCTTTTTTTGCCATTTCTATATAGGCTTGGTTGGCTTCGTGATCTTCTTTTTTCATTTTTGACAAAACCGTTTGCCTAGCAATTTCGTCGTCTGTCATTCCAAATTGCGCGGTTTTTAAAAATGAATTATCTGCACCGGCTGTACCAGTTATTTTACTGGCATTCATCAGTATCAAAACTTTTCCAATTTCCTCAAATTGCGCGCGACTCTTGGCCGCTGCTGCATCTAATTCATTCACTCCCGCTACCCATTTGCCAATCTCCTCGCCGATCTCCATAAAAGTTCCGAGGACTGGGATACCTTTAATAACGCCAGTCACTGCTTTTGCGGCAATCATTCCAAAGTCGCCCATGCCTTTGACCGTTCCATCAGCCATGCCCTTGATTGTGGCAAGCATGATTTGCTGACCAACCTCAATTGCTCCAATAACTCCAACGGCTTTTAACGCGCCACCAACCACATTCTTCATTTGCTTTGCATTGATTTTGTCCATGCTTGAGCCAATGCTTGTCTCCATTTTCTTGGCAGCCGACTGCGACGCTTTAACGCCAGCCATGAAGTTCTCGTTGTTCATGTAGGTGTTGACTACAAATGATCCGACTGTGGCCATTATCTAATTCCCATCTGTTGCTTTAGTTTTTGGAGCGCGCGCTCTGGCGTTTGTTTTTTAACTTCGACATATGGCATGAAGTCCTGCGGGCTGAACGACTTTGATGACCGTGATGATCTGTGCGCGTTGGCGACAGTCGACGCGACAATGCCCGCGCCGAGATCGCCGCGCTGGCGTGAGTCCAGGCATCCGACGATGCTCTGATATGCGATCCATTCTTGGAGTTCCTGTGAGGACATTCGATCTCCTAATTCTGCAACGGTCATTTTTAACTCAGCCGCCAGCATGAACATGAACAATCGCAGCGGGCGGCTTCTTAGTTTTTTTCGAGTTCCTCTGCGTCCTTTGCGCCAAGACCCGAGAGGCGTTGACAATGCTCATAGAGTTTGTCGATCACGCTCGCAGGCATTGCGCCAACTTCCGCAATCTCCGCATCCGTAAACAATCGCACGCCAGCCTCGTCGGTTAAACACCTCACAACGAGACTGGCGCGGATGTTCTTCACGCCCTTCTTGATGTCACGCTCGCTATAAACTTGCTGCTCCCATAAATCCCGTTCCGAGGCCGAGAGACCTCGAAGCGAAACGAGTCCGTCGATACCCGCAACCTTGACGGTGGCGGTCGGAATTTTGAGTGCAAGTAGTTGTTCGCGGATTGACATGATGGCTCCTATTAAGCAGTTCCAGTAATGGTGTATGCGCCGCTGCACTTGATGGTGAATGAGGCAGTCAACACTGCGTCTAGACCCGCTTTTATGCTGAGGCCTGTCACAATGCCAATGCCAGTCACTTTTGTAGATGTTGAATTTGCAACAGCACCAAAGACAATTTCAAAACTTTGCTTGAGTCGGCTTGTAATTCCAGCCTGCAAAACCAAGATGCCTGCATCGTCGCTGTCGTAATTCACTTCTGCGCTGATACTGCCTGGATCAAGCAGACCAGCCTGGAAATTTTTTACCGCTGAACTAAGCGAAGTGGTTTCTACCGTGGTCTGCGCCACGCCATCGAATGAGAGCGAGGTGACCTCGCCAATGGTTGTAAGTCCACTGGTGACCACTGTGTCTTGCGCATTCGCAGCATTTGCAATCATTTTGAATGTTGAGCCGTAACTGATTAACTGTGCCATGTGAGTGATTCCTTTTGTTGGGGTTGAAAATTAAAGACCAGTGGTCAAAGTGACCGGGAATGGTGTAGAGACGACATAATAAATTTTGATGTTGACTGAACAGACAAATACGCCAGCGTTCTCGCCGCCATCTGA